CGGCATGGTGCCGTGGCCGAGCAAGCAGGAGGTCTGCATGTTACGTACTAGAGAGAGAGGAAATCAGGTGACGCCCGCAGCATGGCAACGCCGCTACATTCGTTGCAATGGCAATACCGTGCTTGCGAGCAGTGGTACAAAAGGGATCTCGAGTCCTTACTCGTGGATTCAAGATGTGCCAAGTTCCGGTTGCCTGGTTTCTGACCGGGTTCGGCGAAATCTTTTCAAGTTCGTCGACCACAAGACTTGGAAGGTAAATTTTCCTAATCCTTCCAGGTCCTCCGCCGTGTACTGGACTTGTGGCACCAACCAATATACCTACTATCAAGACATCTTTAGTGGGAGTATTGGGGTTTGGCATCACATGTATCCGTACTCACAGTTCGCCGGGGACAATCTCGTGGGATTTGCCGACTTTGGATCTTTGGATGCTGCTGTCGGTCATTACGACCGTTGGCAACGTGCGAAACCAAGTATGGCGACGAGAGCGAACCTCTCCGTTTTTCTGTATGAACTGCGCGATATTCGTCGCATGTTCAACATTATCCCGTGGCGACATTTCTCCCTGAGATCTTGGGGGGATGTGCGCCGTCTTGTTTTGGACGGGAACGGAGCCCACCTGAATTGGAACTTTGGGTGGAAACCTTTCTTACGTGACCTTCAGGCCACATGGAAGGGTTTGGCGAGTTTCACGCCGCGGTTGATGAAATACCTGTTGGAACAGGGTAAATTGTTGACCAGGCATGAGACAGACACTGAAAACGATGGGAGTTGGGTGTGGCAGAACCGGGGTAGTTCTAATCCCGAGTTCTTCTACGACGTATGGAAAGTGGAGAAGACGGTTCGCCGTTCCACTTTTGAATTCACGTACGTCATTCCCCAACCGTATGTAGATTCCATCGTTTGGCGGGGACTTTTAGACACTCTTGGTCTGGACTGTTCCATTGCGAACGTTTGGGCAGTATTGCCCTGGTCGTTCGTGTGGGATTGGTTCTTTGGACTCGGACGTCATCTGAGAACCTACTCAAAAGATTGGGCGGAGCCTGAAATACGTTTAGTTCAGGCTTGTTCGTCCGTCAAACGAGAGGGTACTTTTGTGATGGATGTCCGATGGACCAAGGGTGGTAAGACTGTTACATTTAACAATTTCCTCTCTTTTAACTACGTTCACTACAGACGTGTGCCAGGGATCCCTACGTATGTATGGGCCAACCCTGGCGAACTCTCAGCGGACAAAATCCGACTGCTTGTGAGTTTGGGGATACCTCGCATTCTGTGAGGATATCCGTAACCCCAAAGATGTCGAACAAGGAGATCCAATGGCTCTAGCTGACATTACCCTTAATGATGGTCAAGGTACACCCGTCGCCCATACTTTCTCGTATATTGCGACGAAAGACAATCGGACAATACGTTCCGATATGGCGGCGAATCCCGAGACCCCGTTGCTCCTCACGTTTGCTCACTCCCAAAAAGGGGCGGGCACGAAGGGCATCAAGTCGCATCTGGCCAGGATCGATAAATCGATCCTTGATGCCGATGGCGTCACTGTTCATAAGCCGAATGTTCGGCTTGTGTCGGAGGTGCCAAACGCAGTCCTTTCCGATGCGCTGGCGGATGACTTCGCGGCTTACATCCGTAACTGGGCCACTTCGGCCAATGTACGGGCGTGGTTCCGCGACTCCGTTGGTTAGACAAGCTCAGCTAGTGTACTTTGGCAAGGATGATTGAGGACAACGTGTCCCAACCTGAAAAGCCTTGGTATACTCCCCTGCTCGTCACTTACCTTTGTGACGATGTCCCAGAGTTCGTAGGTATTCCTCCTGCGGCTCTTGCTCGAGACCGTGTCACGCTCGAGTGTCGTGTCAGCCATGAGGGAGAGTCGTTTCTTACTAAGACTCTCCCCGCTTTTGGCAAGGCGTTTGACCTTGCCCTCCAAGGATTCACTCCTCTTGCTGTGTCCGGATTTAAGAAAATCCGACGCAGTGCGTTACCCGCGTTTCTGCAGGCATTGCTTAGGCGTGTTTTCAAGGATGACGGCTGTCTTGTGGATAACCCTTGCGTCAAAAGCATAATTGCCATCAGGCAGCTGTGCTTCTGGTGCAAAAAGGTTGAGAAAGGTTACGATGAGAAGTCTCTACAGTTGTCCGTTTCAGAATTTAAGAAGACTGACTCGGAATTGCCCCATCTTGATTTGCATCGGGATGGTGCTTTACTGGGTCGTGCCAGAGCCGTTGTTCATCTTATTCTGGGAAAATGCCCAGGGTTGGATGGATTGGCTCCTGCACACGGTCCAGGCTCTGTAGCGTGGGGTAGGCGAGCCGAGAAGTTAAGTTTGAGCACCTCTTACCATGTTTTGGAGAGAGTGTTCAGACCCATCCCTTGGTTTCGTTCTTTACGGGATGCCTCCGCGAATCTTGATGATGTGTTAGGCCGAGATCACCAATACGTTGGGTTCTCACGCTTAGCATTCGTTGAGAAAGACTCAAGCGGTCCTCGTTTGATCGGTCTTGAACCTGCCGAGTATATGTGGTGTCAACAGGCACTGAAAAAGTGGCTGTATCACCATCTCGAGCAGGTCTCCCCTTTTTCAAAGGGGAAGATCAATTTTACGGATCAAACGATTAACCAGTCCTTTACAAATGATTGGAGAACCTATGACACATTGGATATGTCATCGGCTTCGGATCGCGTTTCCTACGAGTTGGTACAGTTTCTATTTAGCAAGACGAAGCTGTGGCCATACTTGCAGGCTTGTCGTGTGCCCGGCATACTGCTACCCCAGGGTGAAGTACTTTTTTATAAAAAGTTCGCACCTATGGGTTCGGCAGTCTGTTTTCCGGTTGAAGCGATTGCGTTCTTTGCGCTCGCAGTAGCCGCGTTGACTCTAGCTGGACACTCCTTTCTCTTAGCTCTAAAAAGCGTTTTTGTGTATGGTGATGATCTTATCACACCGCATGGGTATTTCCCTCAACTAAAAGAGAGCTTTGAGGCAGTTGGCCTTAAGTTCTCAGAGGGAAAATGCTGTATTCACGGAAAATTCCGTGAATCATGTGGTCGTGACGCGTTTGATGGGGTGGAAGTAACGCCCTTGAGATTGCGTCGTCCGCATGCACTTAACGGCGATCGCGACATAGTTTCTTTGATCGAGCACCAGAATATGCTCTGGTCAAAGGGCTACAGGTATTCGGCTGATCTCCTGAAGAAGCTGGTTCGTACGCGGTTTTCCGCGTTCTTCCGACAAAATCGGATACCGACTTCTTTTCTGGAGGATTTACCTATACCCTCTTGGCGCGGCTTGTTCTCAACCACGCCCCCTCGCTTCTTTACAAAAGATTCGCGAGTGTTTGTTGAAGGGTTAGAGTTCGTCCCAACGCGGACTGACTTGCCGGCTGAGTATGAACAGTTCTGCCTGCGTGTTTCCCTTAGCACGCATGGTCCTGTCGGCGTTTATCGCCGGGGTTGCGACCGTACCATTCGGTCAAGGGCTCTCGTGGACGTGTATTCCGGTAGCTATCGGAAACGACGCTTACCGTACGTTGCGAGTACGTTCTGTACTCTCAACACGAGAGATGAGCCAGTGTGCGGTGACGCACACCGAACAAGGTTTGTGAGGGTGGCTGTGACAGCCTAAACCTCACATCGAAGTCCCG